CCGTCGAGGACCGGTGGGCTTTGATCAGGACGATCTGCTGCTTCAAGGATCAGATGCTGCGCCAGTTCCCGGCGTTCGGCTTCGGGCCGACTGATGGTTCCCCGCTGGAGATTCAGGGTAAGTGCGGCGGTGCCGTGCAGAACATGATCATCCAGGTACCGGGTCCCTGCTGCGTTTAGGTTAGGATGAGTAGATGAGCGACGAAACCGCCGTTGAGGTTACGACTGAGGCGTTTGAGGTACTGGTCGGCTTCAACGCTGTGAGCAAAGGCGACACACTGCACCTTCCGGTACCCCTGGACGAGCACGGCGCGGCACTGGTATCGATGGGCCTGATCCGGCCCGTGGGCCAGCCGGTTGACATGCTGGGTCAGGTTTTGATCTCCGGCCTGGACGGCGAGAACCAGACCCTACTGGGCGTGATGTCCACACCGGTCACCAAGGTCGCGAACCGGGGTCGTACCCGTCGCACCCTGGAGGAGCGGGTCGCCGACATGGACAAGGCGGCGGCTACCGATGGCGAAGCTGATTCTTAACCCGATCGCGGTCCGGGAGACAGCGGAGCAGGGCGGCATGAAGAAGATGCGGCCCATGCTGCGCCAAAGCGTGTTCCTGGCAAAGCGAATGGCTCCGAAGGGCCGGAACTACAGTCCTTCCGGCCCACGCCATGGTGGGGACTTGCAGAAGTCGTTGCAGGCCGACATTCCGAAGATCACCTCCGGGACGATCCGGTCCCGGGTCGGGTCGAAGCTGAAGTATGCGGCGTCGGTGTCTGAGGGTGCCGATCCACACATCATCCGCGCCCGTAAGGCCCGGGTTTTGGCGTTCTACTGGAACGTGAAGGGTCAGACGGTGTTCTTCCCCCGGGTCAACCATCCGGGGCAGCGGGCCAACAAGTATCTGCATCGGGCGGTCCGGTTGGCGGCTCTGGCCAACGGGTTCGCAGTCCGATTCATCAAATAGGAGAGGTAATGGGCGACGAGCAGAAGATCATCACTGCCACGGTGGCTGGCCGGGACGTGTCCCTGTACGAGCCGACCGAGGACCAGATCGTGGCCTGGATGGGCATCGTCGGGTTCCTCACCGATGAAGATCGCGACCCGGAGAACCCGGAGGAGACCCGGGAGATGGTCGGCGATGTGACCCTGTTCCTGGATGCGATGCTCGGCTCATTCGTTGAGGACAAGGATCGTAAGGCGTACCGCCGGGCTGTGGTCATGGGCAAGGCGACGATCGCGGACCTGTTCACGGCCCTCATGCCGGATGTTGAGCAGCCTTCGCCGAAGCCGAAGAAGAACACCGGGGTCCGGAGGGCCTGATGGCCATAGATCCCCTGGCGTCGTTGCGCCCGGTCGCCGTCATTGTCCCGATCGGCGGCCGGGACTTCACTTTGGCCGCGAAACCGGCCCAGGATTGGCTGGAGGTGCTGCTGGATGATGAGCCGAAGCTGCACCATGTCATTCCCGGCTGGTGCGAGCCGGGCTGTGAGCAGTGGATCTATCGGTCGCTGCTGCTGAGGACGTTCAGCGTCAAGGAGTGGGGCGAGGCCGTCGTCCAGGCCATCGGGGTGGCTTCGGGTCGGAGCTGGTGGCAGGCCCTGAACTTGATCAACGGTATGAAGGATCCGTCGAACTGGCATCAGATCTTCGGTCATCTGACGTTGCGTGGCCTGGACGTGCAGCGAGTGTCGCTCGGTGCGTGGCTGGATGCCACCTATGCCCTGTGCGTGGAAGGCATGGACCCAGACGAGAAGATCAAGTTCAACTTGGCCCTGGACACCCCACCGGTCGGGGCCAACCCGGAAGATGTCATCGACCCGGCGGAGCAGGAGCGGGCGTTCATGTCGCTGATGGCAGAAGTAACTGGTGGCCGATAGCACCACAAGTTCGACTTTGTCAACTTGGTCACCTAGAATCTGATCGTGGCCCTCGGCGAAGCTTTCATCAACGTTCGTGCGGACCTCAAGCCCTTCACCAAAGATTTGGCCAGGGACCTGAAGGTCATCCTCGCCGCTGCCGAAAAGCAGGTCGCCAAGTCCGGCCAGGATCTGGGTAAGCGCCTGTCCGATGGCGTCTCGAAGGGCGTCAAGGCCAATGCGCCGAACATCGCCAACACGATCAACAAGGAAGTCCTCAAGCACAAGGTCGAGATCAAGACCGAGGTTGACAAGGACAATGCGGTAGCTTCGACCCGGCGCGCGATGGATGCTGTCGAAAACGTTGCCAAGGGTGCCGCCACTTCGATCTCAAAGCGACTTTCCGACACGTTCGCCTCCACCGGCCGGTTCCTCAGTGGCTCGTTGCAGAACGTGTTCGCCGGACTCGGCGTCGGATCGGCCGGTAAAGGTGGGGCACCTGCCGCTGCTATTGCTGCATCCGCCATCGGGGTCGTCGTTTCCCTCATCGCAACGCTGATCCCGTTGGCGATCCAGGCCACCCAGGCTGTCGGCGGTTTGGCTGCCTCCCTGGCCCTGATTCCCACCGCCGGTGCTGCCGTGGCCGGGATCATGACCGTGCTGAACCTTGCATTCCTCGGGTTCGACAAGGCGTTGACCGCTGCCGTATCCGGGGACCTGGATGCGTTCAACAAGGCCCTGGAGGATCTGACCCCCTCGGCTCGGCGCGCGGCACGGGCGCTGTTCGGACCGCTGTCCAAGCTGCAAGACCTGGTGCAAAGCGCCTTGTTTGACCAGCTTGTGGGGCCGTTCCGGCAGTTGGGTAAGTTCCTGTCGTCTCCGGCGATCAAGAACGGCCTGGACCTGATTGCCCGTAGCCTCGGTGACATCATCGGGGAGATGATCCGGTTTGCGGTCAGCAGTGAGGGCCTGCTGACGATCCAGTCGGTGTTCGACTCGATCTACCTGATCCTGGCTGCGATCCGGCCCGTGATTCGGCCTCTGGCGTCGGCGATTGCCACGATCATCCGAGCCGGTTCCCCGGCCCTGGTGACCTTGGCGAACGTAATCGCGACTCTGGCTCAGCACTTCGCTGACTTCATCGCTGATGCCGAAAAGTCCGGCGCATTGCAGACATTCTTTGACAATCTGGGTAAGGTGTTCACCAACACTGGCCCGATCATCGAGAAGATCGTCGGGCTGCTGTTCAGCTTCCTGAACTGGGCCGTGTCGAACCCGGACGCGATCACGAACATTGCCAACGCGTTCTCGATCCTCGGAACAGCCCTGGCCACGGCATTCTCCGACCCGGAGGTGGTGGCCGGATTCAACGCCATGGTCGCCACCCTGTCAGTCATCCCACCGGAGACGTGGGTTGCCATTGCAAAAGCGTTGACACTGCTGGCCATCGCATTCGGCATCCTCGGCTCGGTGCTACTGGTGACCTTGAGTGTGTTCGCCATCGCCGAAGATCGGATGAAGAAGTTCTTCGCATTCCTGCTCGGATCCACCGACAAGGCCCAGAAGGATCTGAAGAACAAGGCCGCCCTGTTCAAGCAGGCCGGTACGGCTTTGATGAACAGCTTCCTGGATGGGATGAAGAACTTCGCCGGTCGTATCGGGGATGTGGCTGGGGCTATCGTCTCGGCGATCAAGGGTAAGATCAACAGTGCGATCAGTGGCATCAACAGTGGCCTGGCCAACGCGTTCAGCGTCTTCGGTGTCAACCCGCCCGACATCCCGTTCCTGGCCAAGGGTGGAGTCATCACCGGACCGACCCTGGCCGTGGTCGGCGAGAAGGGTCCCGAAGCCGTTGTTCCGCTCAACGATCCGGGTGCGGCTGCTGCTGTGCTGATGAAGTCCGGCCTGGCTAACATGCTGTCGCCGGTGGTGCAGGTGTTCCTGGGAACTGAGGAGCTGGAGCAGCGCATGTACCGGGTGGTAGGCAAGACGAACAGCGCCCAGGCGACGAGCCTGCGCCACGGACCTCGGACGGTGTGACATGCCGGTGATCAACACCCAGCCGTTCCCGGCCATCGCCTCGGTGCGGGTGGGCGTGGACTGGGCTGATGTCCCCACCGCAGCATTCGTCACCGTGTGGCGAGTCGACTGTGCTACCGGGGTTCGGACGCAACTGCGCCCCTACGTGTCCTACAACGGGTCCGGATACCTGGCAACCTCATGTGGTGTAGCCACGTTCTGGGACACTGAGGTGCCCCTGGACACGTGCGTCTACTACTGCACTCAGGCCCAGGATGCGGCTGGGTCGACGATCACCACCGCGTCGGCACCTTTGATGATGGATTCGTTTACCCGGGTTGTCGCCAACGGCTGGGGTACTCCCGATGTAGGCCCGGCCTATGTGATCATCTCCGGGGTGGCCGCCAGCTTCTCCACCAATGGTAGCCGCGGTGGGATCCTGAACACTGCCGCAGGTCAACGCATGTCGATTGCCACGGGGCCGATCCTGACGAACATGCTGGCTGTCGGCACCGTGTATCCGACTGCTGCGATCACCGGTGGCACCATGGACCTGGGTCTGATGGTGGAAGGGTTCGCCGGGGACAATGGGTATGAGGTGCTGATCCGGTTCCAGCCGGGTGGCCAGTTGGATGCCCGGATCAACCGGATCAACGCGGGTTCGGCGACGGTCCTGACCACGGTGACGAACCTGGGAACCGCTGGCGGCCCGACTGCCGGATATACGATCATGGCTTTGAAGCTGGGCAACCAGTTGAAGATGAAGTTCTGGCAGTCGACATTCCCGGAGCCTGCCGGTTGGATGATCGAGATCGTGGATCCAGCTCCGCTGATGACCAAAGGTGGCCTCGGTGCCGTGCTGCGGTCCCAGGCGGGCAACACGAACTTCCCGTTCACCCCGCAATGGGACAACCTCATGGCGACTGATCCGTGCGATACCACCACAACGGTCGAGACGTGCTCCGGCAACGTCACGATGGCATCGAACGGCAACCTTTGGCTCAAGGATCCGGTCCGGCCGTGCAACGATCAGTTGATCTCCCTGTGCTGGGCTCCGCCACCGGACTGCAACGTGGTTCCGGGGATCTTCTTCGCACGTCTGGAGCAGGAAACCTACGGCTCCAACACCTCCAACTTGGATCCCGTCAACGCCCGGCGTCCGATCCCGGTGGTGCGCCAGCGTGGGGATGCGGAGTCGACCCTGGTGCTGGTGACGAAGATGTTCGCCGACCGAGACAATCTGCTGACCGAGCTGGAGCCGGGTTCGCCGCTGCTGTTCCAGGGTCCTGCTGACTACGGTATGCCTGACCGGTATATCAGCGTCGGCAATGTGACGATTTCCCGATACCAGTCGGACCACCGGTATGAGCCCCGGGTCGCGAACCTGCCATTCGTTACCGTCAACCGGCCCGCAGGTCCCAGTCAAGGCATCTGCGGTGCCCAGGTTGATGATCTGTGCGACACGTACGGCACATGGGATCTGCTGGCCGCGTCCGGGCTGTCGTTCCAGGATCTGATCGACGGTAAGGCTTCCCCAGACGGCCCCGGTGTGAACTTCCGAATCTGGTCCGAGGTTGAGGCTGGATTCGCGAACTGGCTGGCCGTGGAGACAGCGCCGAACACGTGGGAAACGGTACGGGAGGGCTGATGCTGACCGGTGGCTCGGATCCGCTGTATCGTGACATGCTCGCCGCCGGGCATGAGCCATGGATCGCGATCGACGTATATGACGGTGACGGGGTATTCCTGCATCGGCTGGAACGGTCAGCGTCGGATACGGTGATCGACCCGGACCGGTCGATCCTGTCCGGGTCGGTGACCGCCACTTTGGCGAACCGGGTGGCCCGATCCTGTACGTTCACAGTGCATGAGGATCTGTATCCGGTGCTGGAGACGGATCTGCTGGCCCCATACGGCAACTTCATCCGCGCCTACCGGGGCGTGAAGCTACCAGACGGTAACACGGGCCTGTATTCGTGGCAGGTGTTCGAGGGCCGCATCCAGGACACGGACGTCGACTCGTCCGGTGTTGTCACTGTGGCCTGCTCCGACTGGGCTACGGATGTGATTGAAAACCAGTTCGAGGCACCCGTGTCGTCGAACGTCGGCCAGGACTGTGTGGTGCAGATCCAGCAGATCATCTCCGACCGGTACCCGGATGCCACATTCGGCACCTCGGACACGTTCGGCCTGACGATGCCGAAGCTGACGTTCCAGTCTGATCCGGGTCAAACCCTGGACGGCATCTCCCAGTCGCTGGGCGCATTCTGGTACCCCCTGGCCAACGGCGACTTCGTGGTGCGCCGGATCCCGTGGACAGTCGCCGGAACCCCGGTCGTAAACCTGTCTGACGGCGACGATGGCATCATCACCGGATACCGGGCTGCCCGATCCCGGTCCGGGGTGTTCCCGACGATCGTAGCCACCTCTGAGCGGGCTGATGGCACCACTCCGGTGTATGCGGTGGCCAACGACGACAACCCGGCCTCACCGACCTATTACCTGGGCAAGTTCGGGCGCAGGGTGCGCAACGTGAGCTTGCAGACCCCATCCACGCCGGGTTCGATCCAATCCGCAGCCAACGACTTCCTGCGATCCTCGAAGGCGCTGACCGAGAGTTGGGACTTGTCGATCATCCCGGATGCTAGTCTGGAGTTGGGTGACGTAGTCACCATAGATGCCGGGAGACGGGCAGGAGTTGTGCAGGTCATCTCCGGATTCAGCCTGCCACTGGACTTCAGCACCGACATGGGTATCAACCTGCGTTCCCAGGTCATCGGGCTTCTGGAGGAGGGACTGTGACCCAGCCGCAGCCACTTCCCGCAGCCATCTCCACCACCAATGCACCCGACAACGCCCTGCGGTTCGGGGTCGTCACCGGAGTCAACCCGCTGACCATCAACGTGCAGGGTGGCACATTCGAGCCTGGGCATGCTTCCGGCTATGCCCCAGTCCAAGGTGACAATGTGGCCGTCCTGCGCCAAGACGACACCTGGTTCGTGCTCGGTGGCTCCAAGTCCAGCACCGGTCCCGGCGTCGGATCAGGGTTCATCTTCGCCCGGACCGCTGGCACCCAGCCGGTAGCCAACGGATCGTCGGTGAACGCCACCTATGACACGACCCTGTACAACCCGGCCCTGATCAGCGTCCCGGCGGGAATCTTCACCGTCCCCACCGGCTGGGACGGGGTCTACGACCTGTCCGGGTCGTGCCGCTATTCGGCGAACGCCACCGGGTTCCGGCTGCTGGCCATCACCGTCAACGGTACCGGCATCTGCGAGGCCCGGTTCGACGCGAACACCACCGGCGGCAACCCCACCGGCATGAACGCGTCCACACCATATCCGCTGCGGGCCGGGGACACGGTGAACCTGGGGCTGTTCCAGAACTCCGGGGGACCATTGACAGTCGGTGGCCCCGGCCCCGATCAGACCATCTTCTCGGCACTGTGGAGGGCGAGCCTGCCGTGACGACATGTACGCCTTTGGGCCTGCCGGTGGTGGAGGGTTCGGACCGGCCGTGCGACTTCGACGACTATTCGTGTGCATTCGCAGCAGCGGTTGAAGCCCAACTCGATGCCCTCGATGACCTGGTCACCCGAACCGCCACATCCCCGCCGATGGCGTGGATCGAAACCGTTGAACCAGTGCTCGTACCGGTTGGAACCGGGGACACGCAGATCATCTTCGACACGGTCATCGCTGACACCGCCGACATGGTAGACCTGACCGGCCTGTCTGGGATCACATTGACCCGGGAGGGGATCTACATGGTCGGCTTCTATCTGGAAGGGGTCACCAACCAACCGGGCGGCATCCTCACTGCCACATCCGATGTGACGGCGCTGGCACCGTTCTCCCTGTTCACCTCCTCAATCCTGCCCACCATGGACACGATCATCCTTACCTCACCGGGCCTGGTGGCGCACAGCCAGTTCGCGATCCTGGAGTTGATGGCCGGGGATGCGTTTGTGCTCCGATGTGATGCGAACGGTTTCACCGGGGATTCGTTCACGACCCGCAAGGCCGATCTGTGGGCTGTCTGGTTGGGGGATCTGGCATGACAACCAACATCGGCACCCATGGCTTGACCTGCATGGACGGCTCGGACTATGCAGCTATCTCCTTGTGGATGCAGGCGAATGCTCAGGCTACTGACGCCGCCCTGGTGGGGATTCGGCAAAGCCTGTCGACGTTCATGGACCGGCCGTATTGGCAGGCCACCAACATCAACGTGATCAACGTCGACTCGGTGTCGGGAACGATCGGACCCAATGGCGCGGTAGGGGAAACCATCGGTGGTGGCACTGTGGTCTCCAATGAGATCCCGTCGTCATTCCTCACCCAATATCGCCTGCCTAAGGGTGTCTACCTGCTGCAATCGTCGGTGAACTACACGGTGGCCACCCCGAACAACAACACGACCCGCACCTTGATGGTGTATGGCATGGACTCGATCAACGGCCTGGAATCGTCGCAGTTCACCAACCGCAACCTGTACCAGGTGCGGACGTTGGAAGCTGGTGGTGCCGGTAACTCGGGAGCCATGTCCGTGCAGGGTCTGCTGTTCGCTGACGGAGTCCACACCCGGCGACCCGAGTCGTTCTTCACGCATCAGAACACTTCGTCGCAGATCGTCATCGCGGCGGGTGCGTGGCGCATGTCGTTGCTGTTCCTCGGATCGGGGCTGGTGATCTAGATGCCGACCACATCTTTGGGTATCACCTATCCATGCAGCACGGACTTGATCAACCTGGCTACGTTGCAGTCGTTCGCCAACTCCACCGACACGGCGATCAACAGTGCCAACCAGCTCGGCAACCTGGCCCGGTTGGCAAACTTTGCCCGAGTACGCAACGTGTTGGGGCAGACGTTCGCCGTCGCGGTGTCCACGCCGACAACCTATGACACGGAAGCGTTCGACCGTGGTGGTTTCTTCACCTCCGGAGCCCCAACCCTGTTGACGCTCCCCGCAAACGGAACCTACCTGTACACCACCCATGTGGTGGTGCAGTCGAATCCGGCCACCTACACGTCGCTGCGACTTGCGGTACTGGTGAACGGTGTCGAGTTCGCCTACCACAAAGAGCAGTGCAACACGAGCCCGAACGTGTCGCGCGACTTCGGTCTGTCGGTGCTGCTCCCGGCCCGGGTTGCCGGTGATGTGGTGACGTTGAACCAACTGTTCACCGGAGCAGGTAACGGCACTACCACCATGAACACGTCGATCATCCAGGTCGCGAACGTCTAGGAGTTGAGATGCCCACCAACACGGCCGATCAGGGCCTGACACTGCCGATCGACGCTGACACGGCCGACAATCCGGTAGCTTTCACCAACTACACCGGTGGTGTGGAGAACCGGCTGGCTCGCCGGTACACGAACGAAGCCGACCGTACGGCCCGTGCCGGTGGCGTCACCGAGAATGCGGTCACCGCACTTGCTGCCGAGGACCGGGTTGAGGTCGGTGATGCGGCGAACTGGGTGTCGCTGGCAAAGCGGGCATACTACCTGTACGCGGTCCGGACCACGGATGCGGCTGCGATCAACAACAGCACGGCCCTGGTGTCTGACGGCGTGATGACGGCAACGCTGCGGGCTGCTTCGACATTCCACTTCGAGGGCGAGCTGGTGTATTCGTCCTCAACGACTGCGGACATTCAGATTGCGGCGCTGTTCCCGGCCGGGTTCTCCGTGGCCCGGTTCAACGCGTTCGGTGCGGATCCGGGGACAACCACAAGCTGGAAGTCGGCTTCAACGACGGCTTCGGCTACCGGTTTGTCGTTCGGTGGCAACGGAACTGGCACAGTGAACTCGTTGCGGTTCTCCGGGTTCTTGACCACGGTTGCCGCCGGTACGTTCGCGATCCAGTATGCCCAGAACACGCTGGATGCCACGAACACGGTGGTCAGGGCTTCGTCATACATCAAGCTGGCGCTGATCCAGTAGGAGCATAGTGCCCATGTGGCATAATTGACGTAGTTGAGGGGGACGATCGTGGCGACATGGGTTGTGGACAAGGGCCTGGATAAGCTCCTGGCCCAGATCAACGCCGCTGCTCCCGGCCGGAACAAGGGCTCGGATGGGTCGATTGGCGACGCGGCGCACCAGTCCCGGGACTCGGACCACAATCCCGAGTCCCCGCCGCCGCCGGGTAACCCGGACCATCAGGTCGATGCCCGGGACTTCACCCACGACCCGGCACACAATGCGGACATGGCGGTGGTAACCGAGTCGATCCGGGTGTCGAAGGACCGCCGGGTCGCCTACGTGATCTTCAACAAGCGGATCTTCTCCTCATACACGTCCACGGGTGGCCGTAAAGCCTGGGCGTGGGGTCCGTACACTGGCGAGGACCCGCACACCGGGCATGCTCACGTGTCGGTGAATGATGGCAACCATGACCAGACGCAGGCTTGGACGATTGGAATCGACATCATGGCAAGCATTGATCAGGTATACAAAGAGGTCCACGACCTGCACTATTCGCAGTTCACCAGTGACGCTTCGGGTCGGCCGAAGGAATCGGTGACCGGCAAGATCGAGACGATCCGGGCCAATACCGTGGATGCGTCGAAGCAGCTTCAGGCTCTGACTGTGGCCGTGGTGGCACTGAAGCAGCAGATGGATGAGCTGAAGAACCTGATCCAGACCGGTGGTACGGATGAGGCGGTACTGCGGCAGATTGTGGCCGATGAGGTGTCCCGTTTGATTAATGCGACCCGCCTTGAGCTGGGCTGAGTCACCCGATCAGGTGACAATGGACTAATGGACTTTTGTCATGACATGGGCTGCACAGGAAGATCAGGTAAGATCCTCTACTAAGTCAAGTGGAGGGGCGACATCCGTGGGACTCAAGGATCTGTCAACAGCAGCATACATATTGATCGGCGTCATCATTACGGTCATCACGGCCGGGATCGTGGTGCTGTCCCTGTACGGTAAGGACATCAACGGCTTGGTCATGGCCGTGCTCATGATCCTCGCCGCCCTGGGCGTGGCATCCTGGTCCGCCACCCAACAGGTGAAGCAGCAGACCAACGGCACCCAGACCGCACTGCTGAACACGATCAACGAACTACATGGCACCGTGAAAGACCTGGCCCTGCGCATGCCACCGGCGGAGGACAAGGACCAGCGATGATCCGCACCCTCACCTACCGGTACGATCTGACGACCACCACCGTTGATCAGGATCAGGTCGAGGCTCGGATCACGGCCCTGGCGTTGCGCCGGGCCAAGCTGAATCGAGCCCTGTATGAGGTGAGGGTGGAGCTTCAGGGAGCCGGAACGAGCGCCCTGGCGGCGTTGGTGCACATCACTGTGGACGGCCACGGCTATTGGCGTGCCAATGGTATCGCCAACGATGAGGCACGCCGGATCGCGGTCCTGCTGAGGACCCAGGCCATGCTGGTTGCTGAACAGTCCGAGCCGACGATGCGGAACCTAACCGTGGATCAGGGACGTCCGGACAATGGCATGGAAAGGGCCAGGGCCGCCAAGGACAATTCCCGGCAGCGCCTGGCCCAGTTCCGTGAGCGGATGGCGTCAGAGTAGATACGGTGCCAGCAGCGACACGGTAGTGTGCCTGCCGTAGGCCCCGGGGCCTCCACGTCCCGATCCCGGGTCGATGATACCCCGGCGTTCGAGGCGGTTCTTAGCGTCCCAGACGGTCCACCGGCCGCAATTGTAGGTCTTCTGCATGTCTCGGTTCATCGGCAGGTCGTCGCCGGGCCGAAGTTCCCCCGACTTGATCTTGCAGATGATGTCATCCATGATGATTTGGATCTTCGTCTTCTCCATGTTCCTCCGTCCTGATCACCTTCAGTACCATCGGGTCGGACTTGATCGAATACACATGGTTGATCCCGGCAGCGAATGACTGGCGGATCGCGTCAACAATGATCAAACAGGCCAAACCTGCGGGAATCGTCGCCAGACTGCTGTAATCGGTGTGCCGTTCCAGCTCCCGAAGGTACTGCCGCTCCAGCTCCTCAGTAAGGTTCAGTGCCACAGTGGCTCACCCCATTCAGGGCAGTCACGACAGCATGCCTCATGAGCCGTCTCCACCACTGAACACATCAGACCGTGATCGTCACAGCAGCGTTCAGGGTCCGAGTTGTGATGCTCTTCCTCGTCATGGTTCATGACCTGCGTCATTCGGCCACCGCCTGCTTCACATCCTTGACGTAGAACGGGTCACCGTTGCCCTTCGGGAACAGCCGCTTCATCACGAAGCCAACATCCTCGGCCAACTGGTTCGGATCCCACGTCCACGCCGACGTCTCCTCGGCACCCTTACGAACCAGGGCCGGGCCACCGATGATCGGGCTGTCCGACACGACCGTGTAGTTCGGTTCGGCGTGCAGGGTGACCAGCAGCAGAACCTTCACCTCACGGCTGGGCTTGTCCAGGTTCTTACTCAACGGGAACCTCCGTTGTGATGATGCCATCCCGAACCATCAGTAAGACCGGGGTGAGGATGATGGTGCCACTGGGCTCCATGTGGGCCAGGTACAGGCCATGCTCGGCGAGTTTGCCGAGGCTGACCCGGTTACGGGAGTCGACCTCCAGCAGCTTGGGCTTGTCGCTATTCATCGGGGATACTCCAGTCAAATCCAGCCAACATGGCCATGGTGATGATGTCGTCAGGGTTCGGGAACCAGCCCCAGTGTTCGAGGGTGATGTGGCCTCGGGGGCCACGGACTCGGCACAGGAACAGGTTGCGGCCGGACTGTTCGATCCGAACCCCGTAGTTGCTACGATCGGCAATCCACACCCAGGTCCAGATCTTCACGTGATCGATGATGACTGGCATTCCGTGGGCGATGACCGGGGAAAAGACCCCACATGCCTGCTGGATTCCGTTCATCCAAACCTGATGCCCGGGGTCAATCTTCAGGATGTAGTCATTGGCATCTTCGCTAACTCTTCCCATCTCGCTCCTTCCAGATGCTGGCGTGGGTGTTGCAGAGAAGAAGTTCCCCGCCGTCCCACTTGCGCCGATACCGTGCTGTCCCGATAAGGGTACCACCCATTTTCCCCGTAGCCAACCGGGTCTCATGCACCACCCAGACACATTCGGTGCACTGAACCCGCTTCTTCGGCCGGTAATCGCTATACGAAACGCGCCCCACGGGCCAGAGGTTCGCCAGGTGCTGCGAAGTCTGGACCGCAGGGCGTGCCGGTTCGGGGAACATCAATCCTTCCCGTCCCACAGCAGCGACTCCATGAACAGCCGCTGCACCTCCGTGTAGTGGATCCGGATCCGACCCGAAGGCAGCCGGACACATGCCATCCGACCGTCGCTGATCCAGGTCCGGACCGTACGCTGATCCACCCGGAACCGTTCCGCAACCTCCGCCACCGTCATCAAAGGCTTATCACCAAGACTCACAGCAACCCACTCGCATTCAGGTCGTTGTCCCGGAGCAGACCGTTGATCGCAGCCAACGGCTCACGGGCCGTCTCATAGTTGGTCAGGCGCTTCTCCAGCAGGTTCAGCACCCCATCCAAGCTCATCATCCGGCACGACGTCTCACCGTTGACATCCACGCCCTTGCTGAAGTCCAGGCGCAGCACCTCCGTGTCCAGCATCGACCAGGCCAAAGCCTTCGACGGGGACTTGGTCGGGGCGAGGAAGTTCAGGTTCGGCTTGGATGCCTCACGCCACAGGGTCTTCCAAGCCTCGTTACCCATGACGGCAGCCCACAGGCCCACATTCCGGGCACCGATACCGGACCGCTTCACCACCAGCACGCCATAGGTGCGCAGCCCCCGAACCCGCTGCTCCTCGGTGGCCCGCAGCCAGGCCGGGATCTGGGGAGTGGCCACGTTCTTCACCTGGAAGGTGATGTCACCGGTGCCGACAATGTCGCCAATGTCGTTGATTCCAGACAGGGCCGACCGGTGGGCATCAGGATAGACACCCGATCCGACCAGATGGTCAACTACCAGTGTCTCCGCTCGTGTTCCTTTATTCTTCGGCTTGTTGACCATGGTTCGTGTACTCCTTGTGCGGCAGGAAGAAGAGGAAGAAGGTGCAGAAACTGAACGTGGCCAAGAGCCAGTCGATGTGCATATCGGGCCTCATCGCCCGGACGACGGAGAAGAACAAGGCCGTGAACCAGCCGCCCCACGCCATCGCCCGAGCGATACGGATCGCGGCCGGGGTCACGAGTTGGTCTCCGGGAACACGTTGCCGCGAAGCTTCTCCCACTCGGTGAACTCGGCAGCTTCATCCACGATCGGCTGGTGAAAGATCGACCCAGTGGACGTCTCCTCATCCAGCTCGGGATCCGGATCGCAGACGGCTTCCAGTTCCTCGACCTGCTCTTCCAGCTCGTTGACCCGAGTGTTGAGATTATTGCCCCGGAGGAAGAGCAGGATCACGGCCACGCACAGCGACAGGTGCGACGTGACAAGCAGCCAGAACGACAGTGGGTTGATCACGAGTTGTCGCCCTTCACGCGCAGGGTCCGGGAACGGAACGCGGTGAACAGTGGCTCGTTCTCGGCCTGGAACCGGTCGACGTCGAACACCTGCTTGGCCTCCCACTTCATGTAGTCGGCAGCAATGTGCGGCATCTGTTCGGTGAACTTCTTGACGTTGAATGCACCGTCGTTGCGGTAGGTGGCAACCTCTTCGTCGCCGACCATGACACTGGACGCATCGCCGAGGATGTTGTCCAGGACGCGGCGGGCTCGGGCAACTTCCCGCTTTGCGGCAAGCTCAGCAGCCTTGGCCTTCTCCCAGGCTTCCCAGGCGTAGACGGCCCTGTCGCTGCCGGACAGGTCAATCTTCGAGTCGATCTTGGCTTCGGTCATGATCAGTTTCCTTTCGGTTCACGTCGTGCCATCATGCGTTCTTTGCGTTGATCATTCGTGGGGTCAATCCAGCCGTGCCATCCGGCTTCAGGATGCCAGCGCATGGCGTGAACCTGGCGGCATACTCCGCAATATCGGCACCCGTTCGGGCTGTTGGTACACATCAGTTGGATGGGACGATGCCGCCATAGTGGAAGCCCTGCGGCGTGTACCGGAGCTGTCCCCAGGAGCTACGGTCCACCTTGTGGTGGGCACGGTGCCGGGAGTAGTTACGGGCGTTGCCGAGCAGGATCCACCAGTTGCGGATGGCTCTGATGGTGTGAATGGTCTGGTCACCGGCCTGGATGAGGGTGCCGCCGACAGATTCAGCGGGGCCGATCAGTAGATTCTTCAGGTTCCTCATGTCCAAAACCTTACCTACTGACCGGCTCCGTGTCAAGCGGGCGTTTCTAATAGCAGGAGCGGAGGTTCACCCCATCACCCGTGGTGAAGTTGCCGTAATACTCCAGCATCCCCACCGTGTTCCGGTTCAACCTCAGATACTGGGCGTTCCAATACGAAGCCACCGTCATGCCGGACCTCGACGTCCACGCCACCCGGCTCTCGTCAGACGGATACCAGGTTCGGATCAAGGCATATCGGATCCACTCCAAGCCCTGCCACATGGCCCGGGTCTCCCGAGGCCGTTCCGAGAAGTCATGCACCGACACCTGCACACCCTGAGCCAGATCCATCAGGAAGTCGGCCCCGAGCGTGGTCAGGATCCGGTCCCACTCCTTCTGCTCGCACCACGTGGACGGGATGCGCACATACCGGTAGTCGGCAGACCCGGACCAGCTGTCGTTGCGCAGGTGAGGGCACAGGGCACCCCTGGTCAGGTTGACGTAGCGGCGGTGGGTCGGATACCAGATCTTGGTCCGGACCGCCTCCACCGCCGCAGCATCATCGATCATCGACCGGCCGGACCCTTCACCAGGGGCAGCTCCTCGAAGTCCAGGCGCACCGTGCCACCCAGAGCCTGAGCGTGCCGGAACAGGCCCGGGATCATGGGGCTTTCCGTGTTCTGCTCCCAGGTGCTGGTCGCACTGGTGGTGATGCCGATCCTCTGTGCGAACTCGGGGATCGACACCCCGGCCTGCATCCGGGCCGTGGACAGGTACCGGATCGCCTTGTAGCGGTCCAGCTCATCTTCCTTGAACACGGCCGCCATGGCTTCCATGACCTGGTCCAGTTCCCCGGTGTCGGGCACCGGCACGCCGGGGAAGGTGACCCGGAGTCGGCCGCCGAGGATCCGGCACCACGCCTGCGTGTCGACCATCTTCCAGAACAGCGATCCGGTTTCGGGGTTGAAGTTGTAGCCCTGGTCGGCGATAGCCTTCTTCAGGTCCTTGTGGGACCAGCCCATCGCGGTACGCCGGGTGATCATCTGGAGCTGGAACCGCAGGATCTCCTTGCGGCCCGTCGAACCGATGACCACATCCCAGTTAGTCTGTGCCACTTTTGCCTCCAATGGGCAGTTCTTCGATATATTGGATGATTTCTTCCAGATCCACATAGTCAGGACCCAGGTCCCGGATCAGAAAAATGATCCGTTCACGTTCGGATTCCTGAGCCGACTCGATGATTCGCTGGATGTGGTGCTTGCGATACAGGCTCCAGCCATCACCTACCGTGGCATACGGCTTGGACACCGAGACGTCGGAGCTCACTTCGACTCCAGCAGGTTGAGCCACTCGGTAACCCGCTCCTGCAACACCCGGCGCAGATCCTCCGCCGTGTTACCCGATCCCTGCGGCAGCAGCCGGTGCACCGGGTTGTCCAGCAGCTCATGCATCTGACGCACGATCTGCCACTGCACCTGGCGACGGCGCTTTTCCGTCAACAGCAGCCCGGCGATTTCCAGGCCGATAACCTCATCGAGGCCGTTGTCCCGGCACGCCTTCAGCACCATGATCACCCTCTCGGCGGTGCCCGGCTCCCGATCATGGGCCGGTGCGACCGGGCCTCCCGGCTTCAATTCCGGCTTGGACATGTGCTCCTCCTCGTTCTGAGATCCCCAGTTAACGTGCATCGTTGGATCAGTGGCCATAGGTCCAGCCGTCCTCACGGCAGTTCGGGCACCGGTCCGGATCGTCACACTCGCACAGCAGGATCTGCATCCGGCGCAAAGAACCGGGCACCTCCAGGGCGTCGGAGATCCGCTGCTCGGCCATGCGCCAACTGGCCAGCATCAGCAGACCCTTGGCCTGGTCCTCGCTGAGCTTAGTCACCAACTCCAGGTATTCGACCGGCACCAGGTGACGGCCCGGATGGGCGGCCACGTCCTGGTGGTCGATGATCCACTGGCCGAGGACCTCTTCCAAGATCCCCACCAGGGCCATCATCCAGTCGTCGCCAGTGGCAACGTTCTGGTCGATCTTGAAAAGCTCCTCGGGCGTGATGTTCTCGGCAGCCAACGCCTTGATGCTGCCGAACTCCAGATACTCCCGATCAGTCATTTTCGGTTCCTTTCAGTCGGTCGAACAGATACTTCACAATCCGGACCCGAGTGGCGAACTGCGCCAGATCCGGGGCTCGCATCAGATAACACCGCAGGCAGGTGTCAGGCATCGGCGTGGACTCATCGATCGGCAACCCGCACAGTGGGCAATGAATACCTTCACGCCACACCCCCCGGTCCCCGCCTCCCGCGCTCATCTCATGTCTCCTCATCCTCACGTCTCCTCGGTCCCGGATCCCCGTACCCCTGTGTGAGGTT